GGTAAAGTGGCCAGTGGAGTGATCAATACCTCTTTTGGTAATACACTCCGTGGTTTCATGATATTGACCGCCTATGAGAAGAGATACAAATACAAAGAGTACGTAGTCATGCAATTAGGCGATGACAATGTGATCTTTGTGCGTTCTCTAGCAGAGTTCAACTTACCACGGTTCGTTGAGTTCTGCAAACATCTAGGACACAAGCTGGAAGCTGTTCATCGACCTGATCCTGACTATGCTGAATTTTGCTCCCAACGGTTTTGGAACATTGGAAGCCAATACGTCCTGGGTCCCAAACCAGGACGAGTGCTATCAAAGTCCTTCATTTGTCATGACACTGCATTACGCAGTGAGGACATGCCCGGATACATTACTGGAATCGCACGCGGTTTCAAACATTATAATTGGATTCCTGTGCTCGGTACTTTTTGTGCCAATTTGATTACTAAAAATGCTCCACTTACTAGAAGAGCAGAATCATCTTTGGCCCGAGCAGCTAACCCATATAAAGTGTTCCTACGGTCTGAACTTACGATTGACAAAGGCAGCGTCCATGCACAATTTTCAAAGATCTACGGCTTCGATCCAAATGTAATAGAAGCAACGATCCAAGATATGAAGATTGTGACTGGGAAGGCGTGGTACAATGAATCACTGCGACACATGGCGCAGGTGGACGGTGGTTATGACCCCGACGCCTGCTATGAATTCCTGTGTCATGGGTGAGATACCCACTCAAGTGGAAGACTCACGTGGAGTATAAACAAGTGCACTACCTGTGCACAACTGTGATCACCAAGGTCAGTTCCGACCGTTTAATTAAACCGTACCCTTTACGTAACAGGGGAGTAGTCAGTTCCGACTCAAATCAAACCGTACCCTTCACGTGACAGGGAGAAAGTCAGTTCCGACTTACCAAAACACCGTATCCTTTACGTAACAGGGAGAACTCTAGCGAGTATAAAATAGCACGTTGCGTCGTGCGACAATCAGATTCCCGAGACCAAATCAGAAAGGTATGAGATATCCTTTCTTTTATGAACAGGCGTTGTGATTTACACCAGGACTATTTAGTCCTATTCTTAATTGTGTGGGTGTATAAATATAGGCTAATGAGAAGCATCTCAAACATGGCAGGAATAGATCGTTCAGTCATGCCCAAACAAAGATC